CAAACAATCTGACCATAAACCCTAATGGCTACAAAGTAGAGGGATCGACGACTAATCAAACTATTTCGACAAACCGTGGTGCGGTCAATCTTGTTTATGTGGATTCAACACAGGGCTGGATCACATATGCCAACGTAGCGACTGATATTGTTGTACCAGCGACCGTTTCGGTTGAATACCTTGTCATTGCAGGCGGCGCTGGAGGAAACACAAGTAACGGCGGAGGTGCTGGAGCGGGTGGTTACCGAACAAACTTCACATCATCCGCCGGAACTCCAACGCCTAAAACATCGGGAGGAGGTGGTGCTGTTGAAGCAGCTATGACGCTCTACACAGGCACGGCCTATACATTAACCGTTGGAGGAGGAGGCGCGGCAGGAGGAACAACATCTGGTCAAGGAAATAATTCTGTCTTTGCCACAATCACATCATCAGGCGGTGGTGTACCGGGAAATAGAGCGGGAACGCAAGCTGCGGCGGTAGGTGGCTCAGGTGGCGGTGGTGCATCAACTTCAAATGCCACTTATTACACAGGGGCTGCTGGAACAGCGAATCAAGGGTATGCGGGTGCAAACGGAGCGGATGGAGGTAGCTATAGGGGTGGCGGTGGAGGCGGCGCTGGTGCTGCTGGTGTTGCTTCTGCTTCTGGCGGAAACGGTGGTCAAGGTGTTTACTCTTCAATTACAGGCTCTGATGTTCAACGCGGTGGTGGAGGCGGGGCTGGAGCTAACTCTTCAGCTGGAACGGGTGGTGCCGGTGGCGGTGGTAATGGCGGTACTGAAAGTGTAGCCGCGACTTCTGGGGGGCCAAACACTGGTGGCGGCGGTGGAAGTACGGGAACCGCTGCGGCTGGTAACGGTGGGTCTGGTGTTGTGATTATCAGGATTCCAGATACACGCACTGCGACGTTTTCAGGCGGTGTTACGTCAAGCCTTTCAACGTCTGTATCTGGATACAAAATCTACACCGTCACCAACACTTCAACGACCTCAGAGACGGTCACATTTAGCTGAGGCTTTATATGGCACATTTTGCAAAAATTGATAATTTAGGCGTGGTTGTATTTGTCACCGCAGGGCGTGATGAGGACGATGGCAAAGAGCTGGAACTCTGCGCCAGAACGGGCGATACCTATCGTCAGACTTCGTACAACACTCGCGGCGGGGTTCACTATGACCCTGTAACTAATCAACCATCTGCCGATCAATCTAAAGCCTTCCGTAAAAACTACGCGGGAATTGGTTATCGGTATGACATTGAGCGTGACGCTTTTATTCCACCCAAACCAACATCAGACGCAGTATTAGACGAAGCAACTTGCCAGTGGATTGTTCCTAGCGATTCTGTAGGCGCAGATTCAATTGGAGCAGACTCCCTGTGAAATACAGCATCGTCATTCCGACGTATAACCACTGCGAAGACTTATTAAAGCCATGCGTTGAGTCGATTTTTCAATATACCGACATGACAGACGTTGAGTTAGTCATCTCGGCTAATGGCTGTGTAGACTCCACGAAAAACTATCTCATCTCGCTCAAAGAGCAATTCAAACGAATTGGCTTTGAGAAGCACTTAAAAGTCATCTGGCACGATGAAGCCCTTGGCTACTCGGGCGCTACCAACGCGGGCATACGCTTTGCCACGTCAGACAAGATTGTGCTCCTGAATAACGATACGGTTCTCCTGCCGCAGGCCAAGAGCCAGTGGCTAGAGATGCTCAATAGCGCATTTGCCAATGAGAAGTGCGGCATCTCTTGTGTCATCAAGGGACCATCAGAGCCAGCCGGCAAGGAATTTGCCATCTTCTTTTGCGTGATGATTCACCGCAAGGTTTTTGACAAGATTGGCCTGCTCAATACGGAATACGGCGTCGGTGGCGGTGAAGATACCGAGTTTTGCATTGAGGCTGAAAAGGCGGGGTTTGAGGTTATTGAATGCTCGCCCAAGATGTGGCAGGGCGACATCTTTGTTGGCGGCTTTCCGATTTATCACAAGGGCGAAGGTACCGTACTGGATACGAGCCTGGTTCCTGATTACCACGACGTGTTCCTGCGCAACTCGCTCAAGCTAGCCAAGAAATACAACCCTGATTGGTATCGTTGGCGGCTATCAAATTATTGGGAGCGAGCAGTCTTCCTCAAAGGAGATCCGGTCTTTCCCAGGGAGACTACCCGCTACGAATGGGCAGCCAAGCATGTAGTCGGCAACAAGATTCTCGAGATCGGCTGCTCAAGCGGTTACGGCCTTCAATTCATGCCTAACGGCGTGGAATACACAGGACTCGATTACGACCCGATTATTGTGGATGTAGCCAAAGAGCAGGCTTGGGCACCGAATGCGAAGTTCATGCACGCTGACATCAACAAGGTCGAGTTAGAGCATTACGACACCATCATCGCTTTTGAAGTCATTGAGCATATTGATAATGGCCTCGAGGTGCTACAAAAGCTCAAAAAGCACTGCAAGAACTTGCTTTTCACTGTGCCGATGAATGAGCCACCAGGCTTTTGGGGGCCGCATCACAAGCTGCATGGCTTAAACGAATCGCACTTTCCTGGCTTTGAATTCAACTACATCGATGAGGCTGGCAATATTTCTGAATGGCCGCGGCAAATTGATCATGCCAACCGCTTGAATCTCCTCATCGGACGTTGGCATGCCTAATGTCTTGTGCTCTATTTCAACCCGTGGCCGCACGCATACGACGCTGCCCATGGCGTTGCAAGCCATCATCAATCAGACGCGCAAGCCTGACAAGCTAGTCATCTTTGATGATAACGACGAGCACCAAGACCTGCGGTCAGATCCGCTTTTCTCCCAGTTGTTTCGCATCCTTGACCAAAAGGAAATTGCTTGGGAGTGGCTCTTTGCCGGCAAGAAAGGTCAGCATCACAATCATCAGATCGCTAATTGGATGGGTTACGAGTGGGTATGGCGCGTTGATGATGATGCCCTGCCCGAGCCAAACGTCCTGCAGAACCTCTTAAAGCATGCCGCACCTAACGTCGGCGGTATTGGCGGGTCAGTGTTCACGCCACCACATAAGTTTGAAGGCGACGCCACAGGCAAGATTGACAACATTTACGCTGAACCCAATCCGCAGTGGCAGACCATTAAGAAGGTCAAAGAGGTTGATCATCTGCACTGCACGTTTCTCTACCGCGCTGGGATTTACGACTACAACCTAGGGCTGTCTCGAGTCGCCCACAGAGAAGAGACGCTCTTCACCTTTGGCTTAAAGCAGAAAGGCTACAAGCTGCTTGTCGTACCCAGCGCAGTGACGTGGCACCTAAAGGCTCCATCGGGCGGTATTCGCATGGGAAGCAATGAATCGATGTTTGCTCATGACGAGCAGATCTTTCGCAATACCATGGCCTTTAAGGATCACACGATTGTGGTGCTCAACGGCGGTATGGGTGACCACTTAGTCTTCTCTCACGTCCTGCCAGCGATTAAGAATCCCGTGGTGTTTGGTTGCTACCCAGAGATCATTCCGTCAAAATCCATTGCTGAAGCCCAGAGCCTGTTTGGTGACATCGAGATGTTCAACATTTACGGCAAGATGAACCGCTGGAACTGGAAATCAAGTCTGGAAGATGCCTACCGGAAGCTGTACACATGATCTTGATCGCGCCTTATGCCAAGCAACTGAGAAATGGCAAGCGAAATCCCAAGAATTATCCGTTTTGGGATGGCGTCATTCGCTTGCTTGCAGGTCACAAGATTGTCCAGATCGGCATTAGCGGCGAAAAACCTTTAGTTGAAGACTTCCGGCCAGACTTGCCGATTGCAGAGCTTAGAAAGCTCCTGCAGGTCTGTGATACATGGATTGCTTGCGACTCCTTTTTCCAGCACTTAGGCTGGGACGAGGGTAAGCCTGGCGTCGTATTGTGGTCAGTTTCTGATCCGCTGATCTTTGGCCACCCGGAAAACATTAACTTGCTTAAAAGTCGTGACTGCCTCGCTCCCAATCAGTTTTTATGGTGGGAGCAAACCGAGTACGATGCAAGCAAATTTGTTGAGCCTTCAGTTGTCTTGAAGGCCGTTGATTCACTCATTCTTGAAACGGTATTGGGGTAAGCATGGCTGCACCAAATTACACGCCGATCCAGCTTTATAGGACAAATACAGCGTCAACAACAGCGCCTGATGCTGCAAACCTGAACGCAGGTGAGTTGGCCATCAATTATCACGATTCAGGCATGGCGCTGTATGCCAAAAACTCTTCTGGCACAGTTAAAAAGCTCATCAACAACCCTGCTGGCCTAACTTATCCGGCGGCTGATGGCTCTGCCTACCAGGCCGTTCAAACTGATGGCTCAGGCACGATGTCCTTTGCGCCATCTGCCTCTTCGGTTTTGACCTCGCAGGGCGATCTGCTTTACGCCTCTGGTGCTAATACGCTTGCAAGACTTGCCAAGAGCACCTCAGCCACGCGTTATCTATCCAACACGGGAACCAATAACAACCCGGCATGGGCGCAGATTGACTTAACAAACGGCGTTACAGGCACATTGCCTTATGGCAACGGCGGCACAGGTGTAACCGCTGCTGCAACTAACGGCCAGCTACTGATCGGCAATGGCTCAGGTTTTACCCTGGCCAATATCACGGTTAGTCCGCCGTTAAGCATTTCCAACACGGCAGGAGGCATTGCACTTACTGCTTCAGGTCTTGGCACTGGCGACGTAATCGGGCCAACAAGTGCAACAGATCGTGCGATCGCTATTTACGACGGTACGGGCGGCAAGATCATTCAGAATTCAACCGCTACAGTGACCTCGGCGGGTTTTTTAACAGCCAATGGGCTGACGTTTCCCGCAGTTCAAGTTTCTTCGGCAGATGCAAATACGCTTGATGATTATGAAGAAGGAACGTGGACGCCAAGTTTTATAAGTATTGATATTCTTAATGGCGACATAACTCCGACGTATGTCACATTAACGACAAAAGGCTCTTATCGAAAAGTTGGTTCGGTGGTTTTTGTATTATTTAGAATCTCTCTA